CTTCCACTCATCATATGAGCTGAAGCTGTTGCGTTTCCATATTCATCTCCTTCTAGGATTCTAACTACAGTTAATGGTCCACCGTGCTTTAAGTAATCTTTTGCAGCATGTGATGTTAAATATTGGTAGTAATCACTACCCGATTTGAATGAATCTCCAAAAAGTTGTATATACTCTGAGTATGTCCAAACTTGTGTAGGGACCATTGCTGGACCCTTTACAGTTGGTCCAACGATTGCAGCACCGATAGCACCAACACCCGATTGAACGAATGATAAATCATTTTCTCTTGTAAAGACTCCTGGGCTTACAATTTTTTCAGCCATTTTGTTTTTCTCCTATAATTAGTTGTTACGTAAATTTAATTTATTATAAATATAAAATCGAAACCTCAAATAAGTATTATTCTGAAACAAATACTCCAGTTTCTATATTAACTTGCCCTTCTCCATACTTCGTCGACAACTCTTCTGCAAATTTCTTCTCATCTGATCTTGCCTTAGTGTATTCTGTACTAAGTATATCCTTAGCTTCATTCAACATCAATTGCTCTACTTCTAACTGACCTAGTTGCACTGTTAACGAATCGTATACAGATTTTATTTCGTTGATTTTTTTTAATTCTTCTTCTGTGAATTTTGTTTCTTTACTCATATTATAACCTCTTTATTTTTAGTTAAACCTCTTGTATCTGAATCTTTTATTTGAGTGATTCTTCGCTCCTTTTTGTTGTACTAGTTTCTATTTTTTCGGTTCCTATAACCACCTTGACTTTTCCAAAGTCTTTAGCATTGTAATTACTCATTGCTTTTTGTATGTTGTCTGGAATAATAAATCCATTCATCTCTAATGTAAATGTTGCCTTAGATATCCTATCAACTCCAGCATCGGTTTGAGACTCTATATTAAACGAATCTATTTTTGATAGGAATTTGAATGACTCATCTTGTCCCCAGTATTGACCGCCAGCATAGTTTACATCTTCTACTATCTTATTTAGTTGTTCTAAGTATTCTGTGAATATAATACAATCGTATGACAACTTAACGTAGTCGGGTATTACTACATTGTGGAATTGAGTTTGTGGTTTTCTTCCATTAAGTACACTAAAATTATCATAGTTGTTCCTCGGTGTGTATTGTTTTTGGAATGAAGCGTAGAGTGGATTATTGATATCAACTTTATTACCTAAACTTTTGTTCTTTTCGACTGAAGTTCTTTTGTACACTATAGCTGGGAATTGGACCTTACCAGTACTATCCCTATACACTCCCGATTTTTGTACCGACTTCCATCTTTCAGGTGAACCATATACTACAGGTACCATCACTTGCTCATCACCTTCCATTACAGTTGGCTGTATAACATTATCGAAATAGTATTTTATTACTGAGTCTACGTCGTATAGGTTGACGTGTAGATCTTTGACCTTATCGTCCCTTCTAATTTGATTAACTCTATCTATATTCTTATCCATATAATCCTCCTCTCTGTGAATCAGGTTTAGAACCATTTACGTGTTCATCATAACCAGCCCTTACATTCTCAAGAGTATTTATTTTAGATTTTCTCATTTGATGTGTATCTATAATAACACTCCAATTGGCTCCATGATCATCACCAGCTAAATTTGTGTCTGGATTCTTACCGAATAAGTATTGTCCCTGAGATATAGTATCCACTTCACAGTACTTACCATCCCAGAATATTACATCTCCAACTTCTAAGAATATATTTGCGTCTTGAGCATTCTCATTTGGATCATTAGTATTGTTAGTTGAACCCAATTCAAGTGAAGCTAGATCGTCTCGTAGGAATGAGAATTTAATATTTCTGTTGTAATCTGATCCTAGTTCGTCTGATGTCCATTCCTTAGGATCTTGTTCTATCAAACCGGCAACTCGTACTCCAGGAAGGAACACTTTTCTTAATGCTTCACCATAAAGATTTTCTTTTGAATCGAAAATTGAATGCTTAAATATATCACAACGAGTATCTATAATCTCATTGATTAATTCTCTATTCACTTTTCTAAAGAATGATATGTCTCTTGCTGATCCGAATAATGCCATTTAGTTATCCTATGTATATATTAAGTGGTGCTTTGTTTAGCATCTCTTGTTGGAATGTATTGATTTCATTCTCACGTTCCATCATATTTCTTTTTGAAGCTGCTTCAAGATCCTCTCTAAGAGAAGATATTAGTAATTCTTGTTCTGATGCACCCTCACTTCTTAATGTATCGCCATCCATAGATGTTTCAGAACCAGGAATTGGTATACTCCCGAATTTACCTCTAACAGAACCCAGAACCGTTTTAGCTAATGCCAGTGTATATTTCTTTATCCATTGTCTACCTGGAGTATTGATAGCTCCAAAAGTCATATTGAAATAACCTATGTTAGAGAAGTCAGATACCTTAGCTTCTGTTATCAATGTATCCCTATCATCAGTTTCAATATATTGGAAATACATTTTAAAAGCACTCGTTGGTGTTGGGTGTATTCTAAGTTTGTTGTTTACTAGTTCAAATGAGTACATAGATCGTCTAACTGTATCACTGAATTCCACTTGTTGTATTCTAAGTAGGTCATCGTATAGTGGTAATGAAAGATAGGATGATCCCGCTAAAGAACTTCCCCATCCAAACGAACTTAATGAAGTACCAGTCCCCATTCTAGGATCATGACGTCTTGCAGAAGCTGGTGTCTGTTGGTGGAATACTCTTTTGATTTCAATATCTGTTCCCGATACCGATTGACTAAATACCGCTTGTAAATCTAAGTCGTATGTTTGATTCCAATATCCATCTGATCCAGTACTGGTTGTTATGTGTCCAGTTCTCCAATCTACATTCCCTCCACTTCCTGCCTCTACACCATATTGTTTAGATAGCTTTACAATGTTACCTTGATTTGGTATTATGTTTTTATGAGTTAAGTCTGTTGTGGTTGCCTCACCTCTAGCATTCAATAGATTTTCTCTTATATTGAATCTATTAACTTGTGCTGCATATTCTGATATGGCTTCTTCGAAACAATCGAATATTTGTGAATTCTGAAGTTCCACATCCATCACTGGAAATCCCAATCTGGATGCAACCCAGTTCGAAGTATTTGCTGAAGCCGTTAGATATGATACTTCTGTATCGTATGTAGCGAAAGCAGTATTACCTGAAACATCTCCAGGTAGTATAGATCCAGAATAAATTTTAATATCCATATATTATCTCACACAGTTTGTTTAGTTATAAATATCAATAACTTTTGTTAGAATGTGTTATTACTTCTACTTTCAGAATAGGCAGTCATGATATCTTCCAATATAGGGTGTCTATGATTATTCAGCAATTTGATAATCTCTAATCTATTTACATCCATTCTAGATAGGAAGTCTAATCCAGTATCGTGAGTTCTCTTCAAATCGATCTGGTCTGTATCCCCACAGAACATCATTCTACTATTAATACCAATCCTTTGTAATATCATTAGAGTTTGATTGTGTTCTAGATTCTGACATTCATCAACTATAATAGCTGAATTGGTGAATGTTCTTCCTCTCATATATGATACTGGTACAATCTCTATTTGATCATCGTGTATCATCTTATCAACTCTTTCTCTTCTCAACAATTGATACATGTTAGAATATATAGGAGCTACCCATGGTCCCATCTTCTCTTCTAAATTACCTGGTAGAAATCCTATATCTTCTTTCGATATTGTTGGTCTAGTAATTATAATCTTAGTTACATGTTTCTCCAATAACATTTGTAGAGCCACTTGACAAGCTAGTAGTGTTTTTCCACTCCCAGCCTTACCTAATATAACAGACACATCTGATTGTAGTATTTTAGCTTTCGCTAATTTTTGTTCATCATTAAGGGATAGTAAAAATCTATAACCCTTTTTGTTGTTCTTCTTTGTATTTACGAATTCGTTGTTCGGCATTTTTTTCTCTCCTTTATTGAATATAAATATATAGAATAAAAAAAGAGGACCAAATTAATGGTCCTCTTAATATTATTAAATTACTTTAATTACTTACGACGCGTGATACACAGTACTGATTGCAGTATCATCTAAAGTGATAACACCATAGTAATCATTTCTTACTACTTTCTTAGCGTATCTAGTCATTACACCTTTTCTTGGAGTAAAGTTAGTAGGATCGTAAACTAAAGGAGTCATAATTAACGGAATGTATGGAGCAAATACTGCACCAGTTTCCAAGAATTGATTTCCTCTATATCCAACTAATACTTCTTTTCCAGTCCAATATGGATTCTTGTAAATTGTAAATCTATTTTTCAAAGATCCAATTGCAGAAACACCCATTGCGAATTGTGCAGAAGTACCATCAGTATCAACACCATATCCAGGGATAGACTCTAAGTAAGTTGCCATTGCTGGAGAACATACTACGAAGTTTGCTCCACCTCTCATTGTAGATTGGTGAATTGTGTTAGACATTGATTGTAGAGTTGCACCTACAGTTGCGAACTGATCATTTACAGTCATACCACCAGATAAAGTTTGGAATGTATGAGTTGATTTGAATGCAGCAGCATTTTTCAACATTGCAAGGATTTCCATATCGATTTCCATTGTAATGTATTCAGACAACATAGAAGTTAATTCAGCTTCAGCATCGATAGAATGGTAAGCGTTAAGATCTTGAGCGAACTCAGGAGACCATTTAACTTTTAACTTTCTAGTCTTAGCAACTAAAGCTTCTTGTTCTAATTGTACTTCAATTTCTGGAATACCGATATCATCAGTAGCAGTAGTTGAAGTAATTTCTGGTTGTACAGTATCTTCGAAGTCACCTCTATTTGCAGCAACTAAAGTGTTTTTGTAGAAATATACTTGATCACCTTCAGCAAGTGAAGATCCAGAAATATCAGCATTTGAATTTACTGCAGTTAAAGTAACAGATCCAGAATTAGTAATGTATGCAGCTTGTAATAGATCAAGATCTAGATCTGTTAATGCAGATGCAGATACATTATTTGCAGCAGCTTCAGCAGCAGTTACTGTATGAAGAGTTGAATTCAATGAATAACCAGCTCCTGCTCCTGGCTCACCGTATAGTGCACCAGTTAATCCTGCTTTATTCTTTCCAGTTCCACCGAATAAACTTGCAGCTTCACCTGTAGTTGTGTGTCTACCTTTAGCAGTACCATATTTGAAATCCATCCAGAAAACTAATCCTGAAGGTAAGTTCATTGGTTGTACCGAAACGAATTCCTTTGCAGAAATTTCACCGAAGATACGTCTAACTAGTGGTAAAGCTACACCATTCCATTCTTCTTTACCTGCAGCAGCGATAGAATTAGATTCAGATATTAATTGTTTTGCTTGATTTTCTAAAAGAATAGCAGTGTTATGTTTGTCATACTCACTTGCAATACCTTCTAAAAGACCTGTTGCTTCCCATTTGTTAACAAGAACTTTTGTCTCGTTTCTTTGTGCTCTAAATTGAGCTTGGGAATCATTTAATAAGTCGTTAATTTGTGACATTATTTTTTTCTCCTAATTGAGTTAAATTATTAATTATTTTAAACCAGCCAATTTTTGCATTCTTGTTGCAAATTGGTTTGATTCAACGATTACGTTTTTAGACGGTTTCGTTGATTTTGTACTTTTTGAAGCAAATCCTTCTGTTACTCTTCTCTTCTTAGATTTTGCAGGTACTAAAGATTCAGCTAAAGTAGTGTAAACTAACTTAACCTCTCTTACTGTATTAGCTCTATCGAAAGTTTCAATTACATTCATCTTCTGAGATTCAGAAAGGTTGTTTCCTCTGAATAACTTGTTGCTGAATAGTAACTTTGAGTTCAATAAGTTAACTTCGTTGATAGTAGATTTTAAAGATTTGATAGTTTTGTAAGCTTCTTCAAGTTCAGCTTCTACTCCTTCCTCCTCTTCTAATTCATCTTCTAATTCATCTTCTTCAGTTAACGCTTTGATGATTTCTTCTAAATCTAATACATCTTCTTCCTCTTCACCTTCCAACTCATCCTCTTCAGTAACAGGTAATACTTCTTCCTCTTCCTCTTCAGTTGCGTCTTCAGCTTCTAGTTCTCTGATAATAGATTCTAATTCTAGATCTTCTTCTTCACCATCTTCTTCTTCTAATTCACCTTCTAATTCTTCGTCTTCAGTTACTTCTAACTCGTCTTCAACTCCGATTTCATCTTCCACTTCTAATACTTCCTCTTCTTCAGATTCGATACCGTCCATTTCTAATACTTCTTCGTCTTCTAACTCGTCTTCCATATCTTCTGCGATCTTAGTAGATAACATTGATTGTAATTTGGGTGTAAAAGCTTCTTCTAGTGCTAATTTTGCATTTGCGATTGCAGTCTCACGGACAGCTTTTGCATCAGCGATTGCTTCTTTTAATAAGTCTTTTGACATTATTATTCTCCTTAAATATGTTTGTTTGGAAATAAGGTTATTATGAACCTTAATAGATAATTTGTTTTAGTATGTTGTGATATATAGAGATAACACATTTTGTATACTATAGTGTATATAAGTATAACAGAAGATCATTCAGTTGTGGAATAAATAGATAATAAAACGAAAAAAGGAGCAATTAAGCCCCTTTTTATTGATATATACTGAATACTACACTAGCTAGCCTTCCCATCTAGGATAGCAACCCAACACTTATACCCTTTATCTGTATTAGCATCTCTTTTTAATTGGTTTTGATTATGTCTTTTAGCTTCAGCATTCTTTCTATACTTCTTTGCCGATGGTTTATCATAGTATCTTTTCTCTCTTAATGTTTCGAAAATACCTGAGTCTCTCATCTGTCTTTTGAATACCTTAAGTGATTTTTCTAAATCATCTCTATCTTCAGATGGAACCTTCACACCATTGGGTTGTCCCTCTAATATGAAATCTGCTCTCTTACGATAGTTTCTGATTGGTTTACCACTTCTTGTTTTACCTTGATTATCTGCCATTGTTCTCTTTTTTGATTAAACTTTATTTACTATAATATAAGGAAAAAAAATGACATACCCAACAGATATGCCATTTAATTTAATTGTTCTATTTTTATTATCTGATCTTTAGTAACTTGTTGATTTGCATTACGATTTTCCCTGCATTACTACCATAAGACGTTTTCAATGCTTTAACAATAACATTGGCGACAACGTTAAGTGACATGCCGTATACAGATGCTTCAACACCTTCTACTGCTTCGTCGAATTTGTTTTCATTTAATAGTTTAGATTCAGTCATTGCTAATTCAACACCCTTATCCATTTGCATGATCTGATTGTCTAATTCCTTCTGCCAGTTCTTTTTGGAATCAACCAATTGCTTAGATATCTTCATGAACTTTTTTGTGTCTTCACCCTTAGCTTTAGCAGTTTTGTACATCTCCAAGTTCTTCATAAGTGCTGAAGTTATCTTGTGGATCATCGTTGTAGCTTCTTTTATCTTTTTGTCGTTGAATTTACTTGCCATGTTTCCTTCTTTCTTTATTTGTTTTTAAGTATTGATTTAACGTCTACTGCCATCCAATCAGAATCTTTCCCACCAGCTTGTTTAACTGCTTTCTTAATTGCTTCCGATGTATTCCTTGCAGAGACTGTATATTTTTGTTTGCCATCATATTTGACACCAGATACAACTGCTCTATCAAATACAACTGTCCAAGTTCCAAATGCTTCAGAAATTGTTGTTGTACCTCTTAGCATAGATTCTAATCTAGATGTTGATTCATTCTTAGCTTTGTGAGATTTATCTACCTTATCGAAAAACGCAGCCTTCTCATCTTCAGGAATATCAGCGGGAGATTCAACACCTTCATCTTCCAATGCATCTCTGAATTTGTCTTGGTACTCGTCTTGAGCTTCAGATTCGTCCATTTGTGATTCAGGATCACTCATAATAGTTTCCTCGTCAGGATCACCACCTTCATTCAATTCTTTAATTTCATAGTACTTACCTAACTTAGCACCAATATCTTCAAACACAGACTCTAATCTTTGCTGTAGTGTACCAATCTCTTTCGCTGTAGATTCGAATACCTTAACGGATTCACCGATTGCTTTTGTGTCTCTCTTTACAGATACAACATCGAACCAATCAGCAGTTTCCTCGATTGCCATTTTAGATGCATTCTCAGCTAAAGTTCTGATATTCTCCATCATGTCTTTGATTTGAGACTCTTTGTATATATGTTGAGTATATTCATTGAAGTTAGAAACAGCTTCTAGAGTTTGTTTCTTCTCATCTTCAGTCATTCTTCTTGGTGCTTCATTGGATTCGTTTAATTTACTTCTCCAATCTTTGATGTCAAATCTTTTCATGTTAATTCTCTTAAATATTGTAATTCTAATAGTTGTCTTTCAAGTACTTTTTAATAATAGTTAGAGCCTTCTCTTCGAATGCTTCGATTTCCTCTTCACTACTTATGTTGTGTAACTTTTCCAATCCTGTATCTACATTTGCCGGTGGATTTGGAAAACCGTGTTCTACCCATTCATCAAAATCACCATCATAATTGTCTATAGCATCGTCCAGCATGTCATTCATTATGGGTATAGCCACCTTCTTAAACTTCTTAGATGTGTGTTTTTCTATCTTAGCCTTAGATTTAACCTTAGTCTTCTCATCCCCATTATTAAACATAGATGCACCTTTAACGTCTTCTCCACTTGAATCTGAACCTTGGTCTTTTTGGTTTTGTTTGTCCCATTCAATTTTAGCTGGATGGTCTTTCTTCATTGTCTTAGCAGAATCAGAATCCATTTCTTTCGATTCTCCATCTTGTTTATATTTGATGACATCACCTTCAGTTAGGTATTTGTTTTGCCATTCTTTGATATTGAATTTTTTCATATTATTTAGTTCTCTTTGGTAATGAACATCTACAGGTTAGATCACAAAGCATTTGATTCATTATGTTATTTACTTTATCGTATTTATTTGTTTTGTTATTGTTTACAGATTCGTTGACACTGTTGGGTGCCATAAAAGCTCCATGAGTTGAAGGGTTACTTACAAAGTCCCAACAAACTAATTCGAAGTCATCTTGTACGGCTACAGTTCCAGACTCACTTAATTCTTTTACAGAACCAAGACCTCTCGAACTAATACCTAGTTTGATACCAGCCTTTAATAATTCTTTTAATATGTTTCCAGATGGAGTACCCAATACTTCCACCTCTCCCATTACATCATCACCTTTCCACCATACCTTTCTGATATTGTGTGATACATTTTGTAAGTTTACAACAGATGATTCTGGATGATCTAGTTCTCCAAGAGCTCTATTTTCTGCTATTTGGATTTCAGAGTATTGCTTTACTTCTCTCATCAATATATCTTTTGGATATACTCTTCCGTTTTGATTCTTTGCATTTGCTCTTTGTAGCACTCCCTGAACGATAACTCTCCCTCCATTTGCATTCTCGGATTCAGTAATCATTTGTGGTGACACTTCAAATATGTTGTAGTCTACTAATAGTGATTTAGACATTAAAAGCTCCTCATTTTTTCTGCTAATCTGATCATTTTTGATTCTATCTTCATTAAATTTCTCTTTGTAGATTCCCAATACTTGGATTCGTCGATACCAGATTCAGTTTTTAATTTTATGTTTTGATCTATAATACGTTCTATCCTAAATAACTTCCCATTAACTTCCTTGATGCTTTTGTTAACTTTCTGCCTTTGTGATAACGATTCGTCCTTCTTGTAGTCTCTGTATTTTGCTTCCTTCAGATGCATCTGTTTAGATAGTGTTTTGAAAATAGATTCGTCTAATTCGTCGTCCTCATCTTCATCTTCGAATGCATACGGGGAATCGTAAGACTCACCACCTGAAACTACATTAGACTCTTCCAACTCTTCATCTTTGTTCATTTCACATTCAAACATTTTATCTAATTCCTTACTTAATGACATTCTTTACCTCATCGATTAGGTTGTATGTTCTCATTAGTGATATGATATATTTATCCTTGACGTTGTTTCCAATCTTAGTATTCTTCAATTGATAATTAACTTCCTGTAATTTGATTCTTACAACATCATCCTTAACCTTCTTAGATAATACATCCAATACCTTAGTGGCCTTCTTAATTTCAGACATAAGATATTTTTTAAGTTTAGTTGTATTGCTGATATTGTTTATGTATTCCTTCAATAGTTTTCTTTGTCCTAACGAAAGGTTATCACCCCACTTCTCATTAAACTTCTCGATCAATATCTTGTATGATAATAATCTAATATCAGCATCTTGCTTTTGATATATGTCATGAGACTCAGAAACCACCTTCTTATTTGATCCAACGATAGCTTCAACCAGATTGTATCTACACTTTATAGTTTTCGATGGAGTTGTACCCTCCATTAACATGTACGTAGAAGCATTCGTTGTGTAGTTGTTTATTCTTTGAGAAAAGAACGATTCCAAATCGTAATGTTTCTTAATCTCTTTAATAAGATTATACTTCTGTTTCTTTATCATACTTTTACTAAGAATCTTATGTTCAGCTATTACAGCATCTATAAATTTGTTAGCTTTATTTTCGGTATTGAATTTTTCATTTTGAATCGTTTGATACAAACCCAATTCACGCTTTAGGGATGTATTCTTTTTGAAAAACTCTCTAATAATTCCGATAGCTGGGGATTCATCTATTCCTTGTAGTGTATCATTAGTTACTTGTCTAACTAATAACTCGAATAGTATTCCAGTGTTTTTATATTTTGAATGTTTTGCCATTATATATCATCGTTTGTATGTTTATTATATAAATATAGAAACCCCACGCTAAATGTTGTCGTCTAGTATGTTATTTTCATTTAAAAGATTATTCTTTAGTGCTTTCTTGATACCGAACATAGACTTGACCATTTCTTTTCTTTCATTCCTACTTAATCCAGACGATCTTTTTCTTTCCTTTTTACTATTTGGATCTATTGGTTTTCTATCTACCTTCACACCCTCTTCAATTCCATCTTCTTGAGGTTCTTGTTGAGGTGGATTTGCTGGATCTACTCCATCATTAACGATACTATCTCTTCTGAATGATTGTTTTGTATCTTCTACTACTCTTGTTTTTTCTTTTTCAACATCATCCTCATTCATCTGGAATATATTATCATATATCCAATCTTCTGATATCATACCTAGATCTTTAATACTTGAAGCAAGAGATACCTTAGTATCAAATAATTCCATCTTCTCTTGCTCTGCAATTGTAGATGCTGGGGCTAGCTGTAGATCGAAGTCTAACATATCACTATCTTCAAATCCTTGGGAATACAAATGAACCATAGCAATCTTAGTTAACTCAGATACAAATATTCTTTGT